ATACTCGAAACATGGCTTCAATATACACGGCGTGGTCTTTGATGAGCTGCACACCCAGCCCAACCGAAAGCTCTTTGATGTTATGACCAAGGGCTCCGGCGACGCACGAATGCAGCCGCTGTATTTTTTGATCACCACTGCCGGTACGGATACGAAATCCATCTGCTATGAAACGCACCAAAAGGCACAGGATATTCTGGCCGGACGCAAGATCGATCCGACCTTCTATCCTGTGATATACGGCGCGGATGAAAATGACGACTGGACAGACCCGAAGGTGTGGAAAAAAGCAAACCCCTCTCTCGGCATTACGGTCGGCATCGACAAAGTAAAGGCCGCCTGTGAATCGGCAAAGCAGAATCCCGCCGAGGAGAATTCCTTCCGGCAGCTCAGGCTCAATCAATGGGTAAAGCAGGCTGTCAGGTGGATGCCGATGGACAAGTGGGATAAATGCTCCTTTGCCGTAAACGAAGATGATCTGGAGGGCCGCGTTTGTTATGGCGGTCTGGACCTGTCCTCCACTACAGACATCACAGCCTTTGTGCTGGTATTCCCACCGGAGGATGAAACGGATAAATATGTGATCCTGCCGTACTTCTGGATACCGGAGGAACAGCTCGACCTGCGTGTCAGGCGCGATCATGTTCCATACGATGTGTGGGAGCGTCAGGGCTTTTTGCAAACCACCGAGGGCAACGTGGTCCACTACGGCTACATTGAGAAATTCATCGAACGTCTGGGTGAACGCTTCAACATCCGTGAGATTGCCTTTGACCGCTGGGGAGCTGTCCAGATGGTACAAAACCTCGAAGGCATGGGCTTTACGGTCGTTCCCTTCGGACAGGGCTTTAAGGATATGAGTCCGCCGACAAAAGAGCTCATGAAGCTGGTGCTGGAGGAACGCATCGCTCACGGCGGTCATCCGGTGCTCCACTGGATGATGGATAACATTTATATCCGTACCGATCCGGCAGGCAACATCAAGCCGGACAAGGAAAAATCGACTGAGAAAATTGACGGTGCCGTGGCGACAGTAATGGCGCTGGATCGCGCGATCCGCTGCGGCAATGATACGTCCGAGAGTGTCTACGATACTCGCGGACTTTTGTTTATCTGAAAGGATGGTGATCAACTATGGGAATATTCAGTGGACTCTTTCGCTCAAGGGATAAGCCCACCGACAGAACAGCTGGTTCGAGCTATGCCTTTTATATGGGCGGCAGTTCTTCCGGCAAGGTCGTAACGGAACGCTCTGCCATGCAGATGACGGCGGTCTATGCCTGTGTGCGTATTCTGTCCGAAGCTATCGCTGGCCTCCCGCTGCAGGTCTACCAATATAAGGACGACGGCGGCAAGGAAAAAGCGATGCAGCACCCACTTTATCACCTGCTCCACGATGAGCCGAATCCGGAGATGAGCTCTTTTGTCTTCAGGGAAACTCTCATGACACACCTGCTTTTATGGGGAAATGCCTATGCGCAGGTCATCCGCAACGGCAAGGATGAGGTCGTGGCATTGTATCCGCTGATGCCAAACAAGATGCAGGTCAACCGTGATAACAACGGTCATCTGTATTACCAATACAGCCACTCTAATGACGAAGCTCCTACCGCTAAAGGGAATACTGTGATCCTGCAGCCATCGGATGTATTGCACATTCCGGGCCTTGGCTTTGACGGGCTGGTCGGCTACTCACCGATTGCGATGGCCAAGAACGCTATCGGCCTTGCAATTGCCACCGAGGAATACGGCTCTAAGTTCTTTGCCAACGGCGCTGCTCCTTCCGGCGTGCTGGAACATCCCGGCACGATCAAGGACCCGACGAAGGTCAGAGACGCATGGATGAGTCAGTTTGGAGGCAGCTCCAATTCCGGTAAGGTGGCCGTTTTGGAAGAAGGCATGAAATACACGCCTATTTCCATCTCTCCTGAGCAGGCGCAGTTCCTTGAGACCAGAAAGTTTCAGATCAATGAAATCGCTCGAATTTTCAGAGTCCCGCCACACATGGTCGGTGACCTTGAGAAATCGAGCTTTTCTAATATTGAGCAGCAGTCGCTGGAATTCGTGAAATACACGCTGGACCCGTGGGTGGTGCGCTGGGAGCAATCCATACAGCGAACGTTACTCTCTCCGGAAGAAAAGAAACGCTACTTCGTGAAATTCAATCTGGAGGGCCTGCTTCGCGGCGATTACCAGAGTCGTATGAACGGATATGCCACAGCGAGGCAGAACGGCTGGATGAGTGCAAACGACATCCGTGAGCTTGAAAATCTCGACCGTATCCCTGCCGAGGAAGGCGGCGATCTGTATCTCATTAACGGCAATATGCTCCCGCTGGGTGATGCGGGTGCTTTTGCAAATACAAGTAACGATGACGGAAAGGAGGACAACACCGATGAAGAACAAGAAGTTCTGGGTGTGGAAGAACGCGGCGGACGAAAGCCCGGACGCAGAACGAGTCCTTGAGCTTAACGGCACCATTGCCGAGGAAAGCTGGTTTGACGACGACATCACACCGGCAATGTTCAAGGATGAGCTTTTTGCAGGCTCCGGGCCGATCACCATCTGGATCAACTCTCCGGGTGGCGATTGCATTGCGGCCAGCCAGATTTATTCCATGCTCATGGATTACAGAGGCGACGTTACCGTCAAGATCGATGGCATTGCGGCATCTGCTGCTTCCGTCATCGCTATGGCCGGTACCAAGGTGCTCATGGCCCCCACAGCGCTGATGATGATCCACAATCCTGCAACAGCGGCGTTTGGAGACCATGAAGATATGCAGAAGGCCATCGAGATGCTCAGCGAAGTCAAGGAGAGCATCATCAACGCCTATGAAATCAAAACCGGCCTCTCCCGCGCCAAGCTATCGCATCTCATGGATGCAGAAACATGGATGAACGCGCACAAGGCTATGGAGCTCGGCTTCTCGGACGGCGTACTGGAGGACGAGAAGAAAACCGCAGCGCCGATGGAAAGCTACGCGTTTTCCAGTAAGGCTGTGGCTGCCGCGCTTATGAACAAGCTCGTGGCAAAGGCAAAGCCTGAATCCAAGCCGGAGCCTGAACCCGAAACCCCTGCCGGACGCTCGGTTGACGAGCTTAAGGCACATCTTGAAACCATCAAAAAATACATGTGAAATGGAGGATTTCAATCATGACTGTTAATGAACTTCGCACCAAGCGTGCAACCCTGTGGAATACGATGGAGGGCTTCCTCGATACCCACAGAACGGACAAGGGCGTGCTTTCCGCTGAGGATGACGCCACCTACAACAACATGGAAAAGGAGCTCGATGCTCTGACTACCGAGATCAAGCGCATGGAGCGCAGGGACGCTATCGAGGCTGAGCTTAATAAGCCTGTTGGCAGCCCGCTTACTGGCAAGCCGGAAAAGCCCGAAGATGAAAAGGTCGGTCGTGCCTCTAATGCCTACAGAGAGGATTTCGGCAGGCACCTTCGCGGCAAGACGCTCCTGCACAACGTGCTCTCTGAGGGTACGGACGCTGATGGCGGTTATCTCGTTCCGGAGGAATTCGAGCGCCAGATCGTGACAACTCTTGATGAGGCTAACGTAATCCGTTCCCTCGCCAAGGTCATCACTACCGGCAGTGAACGCAAGATTCCTGTCGCTGCTACGCACTCTGTTGCTCAGTGGACAGCCGAAAATGCTGCTTACACTGAAAGCAATCCTACCTTCGGTCAGAAGCAGATCGATGCTTATAAACTCACGGACCTCATCCGAGTGAGTCAGGAGCTCCTGCAGGATTCTGCTTTCGATTTGGAGAGCTACATCGCGGACGAGTTTGCACGTGCCTTCGGTATTGCCGAGGAGCAGGCATTCTGCGTCGGCACTGGCACTAACCAGCCTACCGGTATTTTCACCGCCAATGGTGGTACGGTCGGCGTTACCGCTGCTGCGACTACGGCAATTACTGCGGATGAGCTTATCAGCCTTGTCTATGCACTGAAGTCTCCGTACCGCAGAAACGCCAAGTTCCTTATGAACGACTCGACGGTCGCTGCCATCAGAAAGCTCAAGGACCTTAACGGTGCCTATATGTGGCAGCCTTCTGTGCAGGCCGGTCAGCCGGACAGACTCCTCGGCTATGAGATCTATACCTCTCCATATGTACCGACTATCGCAGCCGGTGCCCTCGCCATTGCCTTCGGTGATTTCCAGAACTACTGGATCGCAGACCGCGCTGGCAGAACGGTCCAGAGGCTCAATGAGCTCTATGCTACCAACGGTCAAGTCGGCTACGTTGCCACGGAGCGCGTCGACGGTAAGGTAATCCTTGCAGAAGGCATCCAGCTTCTGAAGATGAAGGCATCCTGATGAAGGGAGGCGGCAGTAATGGACACTCTGCTTGAAAAGGTTAAAGCAAATCTGATACTGGAGCATTCCGAGGATGATGCGCTGCTGGAGATGTACATCACTGCCGCCAAAGCCTATGCGGAAAGCTATCAGCACATTGAAGAAGGCTACTACTCAGAGCACGATATGCCCGCCACCACCGAGCAAGCTGTGATTATGCTCGTGAGCCATCTCTATGAATCAAGGGATGGCTCCACGGGCGGCTTCTTTGCCGATAACGTGCAGGCAAGCCAGCAGGTATGGAATACGGTCAATCTGCTTCTTAGGCTGGACCGGGATTGGAAGGTGTGAGTATGAGCTTTGGAAAAATGAATTCTTTTATACAGCTTAAAATTGAGGACGAGGTTGAAGACGAGGATGGCTACTCAACGATTGAAGAAGTAACGGTGGCTTCTGTAAGAGCGTACAGGGAATAT